GAACTGATTAACACGCTTTTGGGTATGCGACAGTTATACCAGTGGAAGTTTGAACAGTTGTACTTCAAGTACGAGGATGTTCTGAAATCACAGAGGGAGGCAATGCAGCATGACAACGACTAAACTAACTACAGACGAAATCGTAACCATGTGCGAGAGACTGGCACGTAAGTACAGACGACCCCACATGAATGACGATCTGGTGTCGGAGGGTGTCCTAGCCGTGTACGAGAGGCTAGAGACTACCCCTGACGAATACCCAGCCAGTCTGTACCGAAGGGCTAACAAGGCCATGTATGACTACATCAACGTAAAGACAAAGGCTGTCACTATTCCTTCGTCTAGGTCAGCTACAGAGGTGGCCTTGGGTAACGAGTACACAGGTCAGAACTACTCGGAGGAAGGCAAGAGGGTTCTTGATGTAGCCCTTAAGTCTACAACAGTAGAGTTTGATGGGGAGTTCATGGGTACAGTAGAGGACTGTACAGCAAGTTATGAACGAAAGGACTACATAAAAAAGGGACTGGATAGCCTAGACGAAAAAGAAAAGGGTGTGATTAGCCTGAGATACTTTAACGACATGACACAGGATGAAGTGTCAGTGTTTTATGGGGTTAGTCGTCAGGCTGTATCCCTCTGGGAGGATGAGGCGCTGTATAAAATGTCTAAAGTGTAACAATTCGTGACTTGCGGGAATTGAGTTTGGGTCTATATAGTAAGATGTACCTTGTAAGTTTTCTTACACAAGTTACTACTTAAGTTATCTTAAGTGTTAACAACAACAAGTAATGACTAAAGGAGAAGGTTATGGACGATGATGAATACTTGGAAAGTATGACGACAGATAAACCAGAGTGGCAGTACCATGAGATTTGCCTGTGGTTACCACATAAGCCTGAGACTGTAGAAGACATCGCCAATGATATGGTAGCAAATGGCTTTAGGATCGACCGTGCTATTGCTACATACGAAGGTAAAATCCTTGATGGTCGTCACCGATATGAAGCCGCACTTAAAGCTGGTGTTGACCCAATCTTTGCTGAGTTTAATGGGACTAAAGATGAGGCGATTGCTTATGTAACATCTGAGAATGTTGCACGACGACACTTGAATAACAGCGAGAAGGAGTATTTCTACGTTAAACGTGCTGAGGCTTTGGGTGTGCAAGTGCGGGGTGGCGACAGGCAATCAGAAGAAGCTAAAAGCAATCCCTCAAATGAGGGAATGGTTCCCTCAGCGAAAGGACACGCCGATGCCCTTGGTGTAGGGCTTTCTACAGTAGAAAGGTGGGAAGCAGACCGTAAGGAGATCACATCAGACCCAGAACTATCGGCTAAAGCTACAACTCCACAGGGCTACCAAGAAGCAAAGAAGGAGGTGCAGAAACGCCGTAAGGCAACCAAAGGAGAAGCTAACAAGATTGCAAAGCTGAAGTCTCTTGGGGAGCGGTCAGGGGCCGAAAGCTCTAACGTAGAAAGAAAACTTGACAAGTACCGTGAGCAAGGTATTGATGTAGATACGGTAGAATCAGAGGGAGATAAGGATCGTGCAAAAGATGAATACAGAGAGCAACAACGGCCTATGGAGGAAATTGCTTACGAGATTGCGAAAATCCTCATCGACACCAAAGATTATAATTTCGTCGCAGCCATTGCAAGAGCCGCTTACCCAAAACAAGGAGAGCTTCAACATGCCTACTCCATCATCACAGCAGAAGGAAACTAATATGGACAACCGAGCAACATTTAAGACCAAACGAAACACACTTACAGAGCTTGTTGTAGTTGACCAGATGTCAGCCAAAGATGCACTCGCACTACACACAACTGTAAAGAGCCAAGGTCGTGGATCAGTTAGCTCTTTTGTCAAGAACGACACATCCTACGATAGTTACCCAAAGTATTACTACGAGCTTAAGAAGAAGGGCGTCGTGCCATTCAACCCACGCGGTCCTAAAGTACCTTCTTCCTCGACAAAGACTGATCTTGAGCTTCGTATCCAACAACTTGAGATGCAATTGTTAGCACCGCAGGTTACGCCAGCAAAACGGGCAGTAGAACTTCTTTACTCAAGCATGGAAAGTCTTACATACATCTCACGTAAGTTCTTGTGTAGCGTCGTGCAGCATAACTCTGCTACACTCTCGCCTAAGCAAGAGGCATGGCTTTCTAGTCTTGAACAACAGAACGCTTAAACTAAACAAAGGAGAGCCACATGGCTGAACATGCCCACCAAGAATGCCCATACGAGACCTGTGGCTCTTCTGATGCCTTTAGTTATAATGACGAAGGCTTTGGAAAGTGTCACGCTTGCAACCAAGGATACCCCTCCAGTAGAAAAACATTCGGCTGGGCGGAAGAGAAATACCCGACAAAAGGAGATAACAAGATGACATTCACACCAAAGGCTGTTGTGTCGTTCCATGATGACACTCCCAGCGATGGAAAGTATGAGACCATGCGTGGCATCCAGAGCCGTACAATGGAAGACTACGGAGTTCTGACATACGGTGATCGTCAAGAGTACGTGTACCCCAGCGGGGGGATTAAGGTAAGGAACCTCAAGGAGAAAGGCTTCTACGCTAAGTCAGGGTTCAAGGGTGATGAACTGTTCGGTATGAACCTGTTCACTGCTGGTAGCTCTAAGATGGTTACGATCACAGAGGGGGAGCTAGACGCTCTCTCAGTGGCTCAGATACTAAAGAGCAGCTACACTAACCCTGTTGTGTCGTTACCGTCTGCTACGCCCTCTAAGAAGCTCTGGGAGAACTGCAAGGAGTGGCTAGATAGTTTCCAGAAGATCGTACTGTCAGTAGACACAGACGATGCTGGTAATGCCTTAGCGGATAAGATTGCTAAGTTGTTCCCCAACAAGGTCTACCGTGTCAATCATCACCCGTACAAAGATGCCAATGACTTCCTAAAGAATGGCAAGGGTGCAGAGTTCAAGAGTGCATGGTGGGCAGCTAGTAAGTACACACCTGAGAACGTGATGAACACCACAGAGGACTTCCTGTCGCTGTATCAGGATGCTCCAGAGCATGAGTATGTGCCTACAGGTATCCAAGCACTAGACGATAAGATACTGGGGCTGATGCAGGGTCACTTCACAGTGATTAAGGCACCGACAGGGATTGGTAAGACTGAGGTCATGCGATACCTTGAGTATAATATGATTAAACGTGGCGTACCAATCGCTGCAATGCACGTAGAGGAGACTAAGTTACGCTCTCTGTTAGGTCTTGTGTCTTATGAATGTAATGACAACCTGACACGCAGGGACTTGATTGAGGAGAAAGGTGCTAACGATCAGGTACTTGCAGCTATCAAGAAGCTCACCAAGGATGAGTTGTACTATCAGTTCTTTATGGGTGACGGTCAGGGTGCAGAAGAGCTATGCGACCAGATCAGATACTTTAGTCAAGCCTGTGGGTGTAAGTTCGTATTCTTTGAGCCTATCCAAGACGTAGTGGTAGGATCATCTGAGGAAGGTAAAGAGGCAATGCTTGCCGATCTATCCATCCGTCTGTCTAAGCTGGCAGCAGAGCTTAACGTAGGGATCGTAACTATTGCTCACACGAATGACAATGGCGACCCTAAGTATTGCAAGATGATCGGACAACGTGCTTCTGTCGTTATTGACTTGTCACGAGAGAAAGAAGCAGATAGCTTAGAGGAACGAAACACGACACACATTCGCGTTGAGAAGAACCGCCCATGTTCAGAAGAAGGTGCAGCGGGTACAATGCGATTTAACTTAGATACGTTTACACTTAGAGAGGTATAAAATAATGAGCTACAGAGAGAATATTAAAAGGTTAGATGAAGAAGACTTAGGCCCTATGAAGACTTTCCTCGCCCAAACCTTATTTATATTGCAGAGATTTGTTAAAGATAACAGAGACAACGTACCCCTAGAGGATTGGGAGTATGACAAGATAGTCCATATGGTTAAGAGCGGAGCATTAAAATAATGACAACAGTATTCGACATTGAAACAGATGGTCTATTAGATGTGTTGACCAAAATTCATGTCATGTCTTGGTCTAATGATATGGGTGAAGTAAAGTACACGCATGACTATGACGAGATGCGCTATGTATTGCTCAACAGCGAGACGCTTGTAGGCCACAACATCATCCGCTTCGACATCCCCGCAGTGGAAAAGCTGCTGGACATCAAGGTAACAGCACGTCTGGTAGATACACTAGCACTAAGCTGGTACATCAACCACGGACGTATGAAGCATGGTCTTGAGGGCTACGGAGAGGAGTACGGGGTGCCTAAGCCAGTGATTAAGGACTGGAACACCCTGACGCCTCAAGAGTACGCTCACAGGTGCAATGAGGACGTTAAGATCAACAACCGTCTATGGCGTGACTTAGACATTAAGCTAAACAAACTGTACGACACACCAGAAGACAAAGACCGTCTGATTGACTACCTGTCGTTCAAGCTAGAGTGCGCTCAAGAGCAAGAAGAGCTACAGTGGAAATTAGACGTACCAAAGGCACAAGCAGCCTACGATGAAATTAGCCGTCTCAAAGAGGAGAAGGTTGAGCAACTCGCAGATGCTATGCCCAAGCGTATCCTAGAACGTATGGCAGCAAAGCCAAAGGTTATGCACAAGAAGGACGGAGAGCTATCATCACACGGTGAGAAGTGGGTGGCTCTCTGCAAGGAGTACAAGCAGTCTGTGACTACAGTAGGCTTTAAGGTAAAGACAGGCGAGGAGCGAGGCAACCCTAACTCTAACGATCAGGTTAAGGACTGGCTGTACTCTCTTGGTTGGGAACCACGTACATTTAAGTTTGTAAGGGATAAGAAAAGTGGAGACACAAGACAAATTGAGCAAGTACGCAAAGGGTCTGAATTATGTAGTAGCGTTAGGACACTTTCTTCTAATGATGCTGCTGTTGACCTTCTTGATGGTCTCACTGTTCTTACTCACAGGGCTGGTATCTTAAAGAGCTTCTTAGAGGGCCACACAGACGGTTATCTACAGGCTAGTGTCGCTGGACTAACTAACACGTTCCGCTTTAAGCACTTCAAGCCACTGGTCAATCTACCCAGCGTAGACAAGCCGTATGGTGATGTGATCCGAGGGTGCCTAATTGCACCAGAAGGTTATGTTCTCTGTGGTGCTGACATGACATCGCTGGAGGATACAACTAAGCGTCACTACATGAAGCCATACGACCCTGATTATGTGGAAGCTATGAGTACGGAAGGGTTTGACCCCCACTTAGACTTAGCACTACACGCAGGTCTTATTAGGCAGAGTGACATCGACATGCACAACTCTGGTGAGAGGTCACTTAAGGAGTTACGCAAGAACTACAAGGTTGTTAACTACAGCGCCACGTATGGCATTGGAGCAGCAGCCCTTGCACGAGGTACTGGCATGAGCAAGAAGGCTAGTCAGACCCTCTTAGATGCCTTCTGGTCACGTAACTGGGCCATTGAGAAGGTAGCTACAGGAGCAAAGACACGGGAGTTGTTTGAGGGCATGTGGCTCAAGAACCCAGTGTCAGGGTTTTGGCATAGCTTACGGAGCGAGAAGGATCGTTTCAGTACGCTTAACCAAAGCACTGGAGTGTTCTGTTTTGATACATGGGTTGCCTTGTGTCGTAAGAACGGAATTAAGTGTATCGGGCAGTTTCACGATGAGGTGATCGCCCTAGTCAAGAAAGGAGATGAGGATGCAGTAGAAAAGATTATGCACGATGCAGCTATCAAGCTAAACGAGAAGGTAAAACTTAACGTACCTCTGGGAACAGATGTACAATTTGGTAATACTTATGCAGATATTCACTGAGCAGTAAATAAATAAAGTATTTACTTGCGAGAATACGATTTGGGTCTATATAGTATAGTACGACACCCCGACAAAAAGGAAGATTACAATGGGTAAGACAGTTCAACTAGAGTGCGAAATTGAGTGGGCTAAGTTGCGTCCAGAAGATCGGGACATGGGACCAAATGATG